CTCCGCGATGATCTGCTCGTAGACCTGTTTGTCCGTCCCCTCGACCGTGCGCGCGTCTATCTGGCGCGTCTGCCAGAAATCACGCTTACTATTAAACGTCTCAAAGAAGTACCCGCTGTTGCGTCGTGGGTTGCTAAACGCAAACCAGTAGCGGTCCAGAATGTTTTCTGTGAAAAAGCCAGCCCCCACCGCCCAGATCGCGTCGGCAATACCAGACGCCTCGTCAAAGATCAACATCATTCCGTCGTGGTTATGTACCCCGGCGTAAGCGTCGGGGTTCTCTTCACTCCACAGCTTGCCCTCTGCCGCCCAGTAGCGCGTCCCTTTCTTTAAGTCGCGCTCGACCAGTTCGGTCAGCCATTGCGCCGGTACGATTTTAGTCGCGCTGATCTCCCACCAATGGGAGTTGATAATCATTGCTTGCCACTTGGTCAGTTCGCCCCAGGTCACCGACCGTAACTGCGCCTCGCTGTTGGCACTCACAATAACCGTCGAGCCGATCCGCGTAGAGAGCATCCACAGAATCAACCAGCTAACTAGCGCAGACTTACCAATACCCCGTCCGCTGGACACCGCTTCGCGCAGCGTGTCCATGTTGACTTTGCCTTCGTTAACTCTGATGTGCTTAGCAATGTCACGCAGTATCTCGCGCTGCCACTTGCGCGGTCCGCTAAATTTAGCTAACGGTGTGTTGGGCTGGCCCCAAGGAAACGCGAACAGTACAAACGCTTCAGGATCGTTCGCTATTGCGGGTGACCACAACCGCGTCATCAACGTCTGCTCTTCGGCTGATGTATAGATCGTTTTTTGCATTTTCTAGCACTCTGGTTTGCGCGGCTTCTAGCGCCTGTGTGATGCTGATCCGTTGATACACATCAACACTAACTTCTTGTTTGGCCGTCCACTCGTGACGGTGGCGCAAGATCTCTAACGCGGCCTTGGCGTCGCCACCTAACGCCGCGCTATTGAGAACCTGCGAGATTTCACGTTCGTTATCCGCGCGGCCTTTTTGTTCAGCCATTTCCGCTAACGGATCTAGCTGACACAGTTGCCGGTACTCAGCGGGCAGCATACCAGCAGCCAACGCCAGCGAGTCGCCTTTTAGACCTAACTTTGCCGCGTCATAGATTGACTGAAGACGCGCCTCTGTTGCCTGAACATTTCTGACAGTTAGTGGCAAAGATTTGAACATGATCCGATTGTAGGCAATGTCAGCAATGTTAGCAATCAAAAAAATTCAAGAAAAAAAATTTTTTAAAAAATGTTTGCGGGGGGTGCGTTACCGTGACCGGTCGGGCCAGGGCCCTACCCGGCCCCCCTCGGCCAAAACCCCTATGTACCCCCTATGTACCCCCTATGTCAGCAATTGTCAGCAATGAAATAAAACCCTTTTAATTGGTGTAACTAATGTCAGCAATTGTCAGCAATGCTTTTCAGTTCTGCTAAAAGCTATAAGCAATGTCAGCAATTGTCAGCAATGGTTTGAACTTCTTATAAAACGTGTAACTCATGGTTTTCGGCAAAATGTCAGCAATGTCAGCAATGTTAGCAATGGAAAAAAATCGGGCTGGCTCAAAACGCGGGGGAGTTTGGTGGCCACTCGCACAGCTATATTCATTCTCTTATATATAATAATATTATTGCTTAAGAATAACCAAAACCATTACGAACATTGACTGACATCGGCTGTAACCCGCGTGCCTATTGACGTTGAGCGTAGGCAATCATTCCCGCGCCATTGCTGACATTCTGCTGACACGTTGCTGACACGCTTGTTGCGCGTCGAACACACGAAAGTGTGTGAAACTTGTTGACACTCCTGAACGATTCGAAATATCCTATCGATACCGGGTCAGTTTCGATCCATATTTTAGAACGAGGTGAGATGATGGAATACGGCGAGATCACACACACTTATCTGCGCGCGGGTAAGTTTGACAGCAAGGGCCGCGAGATTGGCTACGCTGTCGTGTTTCGTGACAATGGGTCAGACTTCCGATGCTACGTTCAGAACACGCGGCGTGTAGGTGGCGAATGGATCGAGTTCGGCGTACCACAGCGTAGTCGTTCGTTCGACTCGCAAGCTGCCGCGACAGCTTGGGGCTACGCTACCGCGCGCGAGCGGATCGCCAAACTTAACTAACAGGAGAACCGAAAATGCTTTACCTGACTGAACAACGCGCAATCGAAACGGCCGCGTTTAATAACGAAGGCGAAGATTGGACCTACACGATCGAGCAACGCGGCGAGTATTACGTTATCGCGGTACACGACGAGAAAGGCATCCTCATGGGTTATCTCTAAAATTTCAGCGACTGCGCGCGCTACCCTGCGCGCAGTCGCGGACGTTTTGTCCGATCACACTTCACTAACCTACGGAGAACACACAATGAAGATCAACGTCAAACTCTCAGCACTCCACGCCGTTGCGCAACTTGCCGCCGATAAGGAAATTCGTTTCTACCTTGTTAGCGTTCGCGTCGAGGCGAACGCGAATCAGACGATCTTGACCGCGACGAATGGAACTTGCGTCGGGATGTACCGCGTCGTCGAGGCGGAGAACGAGGTCGACGATAAGGTCTCGTTTCTGTTACCGCTCGACGTCATCAAAATGCTAAAGCCAGCAAAAAATGGTCTCGACGCGGCCGTGATCGAAACCAATGACGGCGCGACGGGGACAGTTAGCGTGATCGGCGGCGCGACAGTAGCGTGGGCCGCCGTCGACGGGAGATTCCCTGACATCGCGCGCGTTATCCCTCAGCAATGCAGCGGCGAAGTTGCTCAGTTCGATCCCGCGTTGATTGCCAAATTCGCCGCCGCTAATAAATGCTTGGGATCGAAAGCTAATCTTAAAATTTGGCACAATGGCGGATCCGCCGCGCCGATCACGCTCAACGATACGAAGTTCTTCGGCGTACTAATGCCCTACCGCGACACTGAGGGTTTGGCTAACTACGCCGCGCCTTCGTGGACTTTCGACGCATTTTCGACACTTTAAAGGGATAGCACATCATGAAAAGAGTTATTTTTGATTATAAAGGGTACACAGTTATCCTCGATTGCGGAGTAGAAACGACGCACGCTGCATGGGTTGACGACAATCTTAAGCGCGACTCAAAAAGGTTTTCAGGGTATTCAAAGGATGAAGTTAAGGCGGAAGTTAAGGAAATTATCGACTCATTGACTTAATTAACGGCGCGCCACACGGCGCGCCACATTGGAGCACATCATGGAAAAATTCAACGGTTGGACTAACTATTCAACGTGGCGCGTCAATCTTGAGATGTTTGACGGCTACGAAGGCACACTCAGCGCTGACACAGCGCGCGATATTGTCGAGGAGTACATCGAAGGCTCAAGCGTCAAGGGTTTGGCGCGCGACTACGCACTCGCGTTTATCGCGGACGTCAACTGGAACGAAATAGCCGCTCACTATCAGGAGGAGGTCGAGGTATGAAAACCAAAGCACTATTTTATTTTGTAGATTCGCCGCAATTTCGTTCGGTTGAATCGCGCGCATGGGCGGCGAACTATTTCCGCGCGCTACGCAACCGCGCAAACGGTAACGCGCGCAGCTACACAGTCAAACGCGTGGCGTTTGGCCGCTACACAATCCAATTGAACTATACCGGTTCGCCTGTCGCAACGATCATCACTAATGGAGTCGACCAATGAAAATCGAAACAATCGCAACCGGCGCGCTAATCGGATGGGTTATCGTGTGCTCGATCATCCTATCCGACGCCATTATTGCGGCGCTGTGTCGTTAGTGATTGCGGCGGTACTCGCCGCGATCCTTGTGATCATCCTCGACTTATGAGACCCGCCGAAAGGCGGGTTTTTTACTTTTTGAAAGTTATTACCGCGCCGCACTAATGGGCGTTACGTTACCCATTATGGGTTCCGGCTCGACTGCGCGCCGAAGGTCCGAAGCACTCATTCCAGCATTATCAGGCGCGCAAAATATGTGCTTGCGAGTCGGTAAAGCGCGCGCAGATAAGCGGCCGCAATCGACCCATCCGGCTTCCTTAAGCGCGTGAAGCAACGCGGACTGATATAGCTTCACTCCGGCAGGAGCGAGTGCCCCTAAAGTGTCGCAAACGCTCTGGAACGGCGAGCCGATCACGCCGCGCGCGAAGATTGACCGACGCGCGCGGATCGTCTCAAGTAACCATGACTCCGCGCTGCTCATCGAATTCTCGACAAGGTTCGCCTTAAACTCAGTCATAGCCGGGGTAGCGGCCGGGTTAAATTTCGACACATCTCGCGCATAAAGCCAAGAACCTACCGAATCAAAACCCCCCGCGCTAAACCAATCCCACATAGCCCGGCCTTCCGATTCGTGCATCCGAGGCGCATGGGACCAAACGCAGAACCAGCGGCGGTCCTGCGAACCGAGCGAGATAGGGACCAGATCATTCGTAAACGCGAGCACGAACCCGCGATTCAACATCATATAGGGATGCAGTCCCTTTCGATTGATAGGTAGCACATCAGGCGGCGCAGCAATGATCGGCTTGAGTTTGTTCGCTAACTGTCGACGGTCCGCCGCGTTTGGTTCTTTTAGCTCGTTGATCAGTAGGATCTCAGACTCTAACTGATATCCCCATTGGGACGATATAGAGTCATTATCGACAATCCCTAGATTGATCTTGCCGTCCCCACAGACCGCCCATATAAACGGCGCCCACATGGTGTCCTTGCCGCAGCCCTCATCTCCCCCATGCAGGATAGCGTGGTTGATCTTGATCTCTGGGTGTTGGACTTTATAGGCCATTGCGTCCCATATATGCTCTAGTTCCGAACGCTCTGGAACCAAGCGCGCGCAATGGTCGAGCCATATAGATATATCGCCAACGGTCCCGCTCACTTGCGGCCGCGCATTGCGCCACCAATTACCAAACACCTCACCGTTGCGCGACACAAGGACCGAATCGCCCGCCGCGTAAGTAATCCCGTTTAGGATGCGCCCCCCGCAAGCCTGACGGTTCTCGTCAAACCATAGCGACGCATTGATCAAGCGCGGGCTTTTGCCCGTCTGGTGCATCGACGTACACATCACGCCGCGATAGGTCGAGTCAAACGCGCGCCGCGTGATCTCCCGACGCTCTATAAGATCGAAGTAAGCATCATCCGACTGAATATAGGCGAATCGTTCGTGCCAGCCCGACCGCTCGACCCGACCTAGTTCGCGCGCCTCGACTTGGGCGATCACGGCCTTAGCGTCATCGGTGAACATCTCCGTAGGCGTGAGCTTCGATAGCGCGCCATTTACAACCGACGCCAACAACTCATCACGTAGGCCATAGGTCCGCTTAGGGCCGCCCTGCTCTTCGACCCATGCTAGGAACCGCGCGGAGTCCCATTCCGTACAATGACTGTGAAGGCAACAGTACGCCCGCGAAGCGGGCATATAGCGGCCTTCTGGATTGCCGTCTGAGTGTTCCGCGCTGTTAGGACAGATGACGCCCCACCAGCCCGCAGGGTTGCCGCCCTGCGTGACTTCCTTGCGCTCGACAAGCCACGCCAGCACATCATCCGACCCGTCATCCTTTAGGTTTCCGGGCCTGAATGTCGTAGTCTCGACCGCGCCGGGGACGACCGATAGAGCGCCGCAAATTTCTTCAAGGCTAAACTCGCGCGACGGGTTGAACTCGACCAAGCGCGCGGCGAAGCGATTACGTCCGGGCTTTAGGTTGATCGAGCCAGGGATACGGATATTGCGGACCGGATTGATAGCGCCGGGGTCCGTATAGCCCGCCGCCGCTATCGCCTTGATCGCCGCGCTATAGACTGACTTGTGTGGCTGATCGTCTAGCCGAAAAACGTAGCACCATTGAAAATTATCTTTCGACGTTTCAATAATCCACGTAGGTCTGATCGTCGGCGTCTTCGACTTCGTACCGACGTCATCTAACACCAGACACCACACGTTCTCACAAAACGCAGCACCCGCGCTGACCCGCTGACCGTCGAAACGCGACTCAATAAACGAGCCGATATTGACGTACCACGCGCCTTCCCCGCGCGGTTTGCGCGACGCAGGATAGGCGTACCCACCCTCGCGCTCGACTTGTTTCGTAAATAGTACAACCTCGCCCTCTGGCGCGAGGGCCATGATATGATTCACGAGTTCCATGTGCTCTCCTAAGTTGATCCCGCCCTTCCCGGCGGGATTTTTTTGTCCGGCTATTTGCCGTAACGGGTCATCTGCTTAACTTCTGCCTTTAGGGGCAGTCCGACCGCCCACGGCGGCGACGTACACATCACCCGCGCCAATAGGTCGGGGTCTCCGTCCTCTAGGACGATCTCATCGTGTACGTGGAGCACTACGTTATCTAGCTGGCGTAGCGCGTGGCGCAGCACATCATTGGCGACTGCTTGCGTGATGTTCTCGCAAGCCAAGCCCTTCCATAGTCGAGCGCGCGGCCATTCTTTAGCGTCAGCGGCGGGCTTCCAAGCGGCCTTGCAATATGAAATGCCATCGTCTTCCAATTTGGCGAACGGGTAACACAGAACGCGGCCCGAAGGAAGAATGTACCAGAGATGTTGGCGGTCGAACAGATAAGTCACCCGCCCCGCGCTGAACTCCGCGTTAGGCGTGTGCATAGCTGACGTATAAGCCCGCTCCAACTCCGACCAGAACCGCACGGCCCATTGATTGCTGCGCCGCCAAGCGTCAACCATGCGCTTCGCGTCGGCCTCTGGCAGATGGATACCATAGGCCCGACCCATAGCGGCGAACGCGCCTACGCCTCCGGCGTACCCGCACGATAGCTCCTGAACCTTGCCGATCTGACGCTGATCGTCGGTCACCTGATCGACCGAGCACCCGAAGGTCGCGGCGGCGTTGATCTTATAGATGTCTTGGCTGAACTGCTTGAGCTTCTCCTCGCCCATGCCCGATAGCCACGGGTTAACGCGCGCCTCAATAGCAGACCAGTCAGCGACTACGAAATTACCAATAAGCGCGGGTCGGAGCATCCCTTTGAGCACATCTGTAACTCTTCGTCCGTGAAGAGGGACAATTGCTCGACCGGCAGCCATATCGTCTCGGACAGTTCCGGGGTCTCTGGCGGTCTTGCGAGTGAAATTGTGAACTTGTGCTCCGTAACTTGAAGCACGCCCAGTAGCGGACCCCCCAGCAAATACAAATGCACCCCGTACCCTG